CAAGCACCTATAGTACAATTAGAAGCAACAAAATGAGATTAAGAGAAAATTTATCGTCTGTTGTATCTTCCATAGGTAAAAATAACTTTTCTACTATTAAGAAAGCTCAAGTAGGAAGAGTTTACGGAGTAGTTACTACTCAAGATACCCCAACTCCTGAAATGTTTAAAAAAGTTAGAGGATTTAATGGAATTGGATCTGTATTTTATTTGGACTATGACCAAGCAAAAGATAAACCAGGGGTTATAGATAATGAATTTTTAGGAAATTGTAAAATAGCTAAACCTCTTTATTCTCAATTTCAATATTATCCTGTTTTAGGTGAATTAATATACTTAGAAGATCTTCCATCTCCTACTTCTCAAGTATCAAATACTGCTACTCAAAAGTATTATATTAGTCCTATTAACATATATGGTAATCAACAACAGAATTCACAACCTGCTGATGATGAAGCTAGTTTAGGAGTTACTTTTGTAGAAAATGCTCAAATTAAAAATTTACTTCCTTTTGAAGGAGATCATATAGTACAAGGAAGACAGGGTAATGCTATTAGATTTTCAACTACTACAACTTTATTTAATAATTTAAATGAATGGAGTAGTATAGGAAAAGATGATAGTCCAATTATGATATTATCAAATGGATTTGCTTATGTACCAAATGAAAAATATCATGTTGAAAAAATAAATAAAGATGGTTCATCTATTTACTTAACCTCAACTCAAAAATTACCTTTACAAACAGATAAAACAGGGGTGTTAAATAATTTAACTAATCCTTTAAATGCACCTGATTATTTTAATCCTCAAGTTATAATTAATGCCGATAGAGTTACTTTAAATTCTAAAAAAGATGAAGTAATGATTTTTGCTACTACTAATGTTGAGATAAATACTAAAAATATTATTAACTTAAATGCTGATGTTAGAGTACATTTAAATTCCAATTCAGTGTTTTTAGGTCCTTATAATAGTAACAATGTACCTCAACCTGTATTATTAGGTAATGAAACTGTTAACTTATTTCTTTTTTTGCAACAAACTCTAACAAAATTAGCATCGTACCTATCTAGTGCTGTTGGTGTTCCTGAGGGGTCTCCTATATTAAATATAAACAGTGCAGGAAAAGAACTAATTAGAGATACTCAAAAGTTATGTGATCTAATTGAAAAAATACCATCACAAAAAGTATTTACATCATAATGTCAGATAAAAATAAAATAAATATATCCCCTGTTATTTCATCTGAAATTTTAAAAGTAATATCAGCTGCTACAGCTATTAAAACTTTTGGCTCTCAGCTTGTAGATAAAAATAAAGAAACTTTAATAGTAGGAAATCAAACAAAAACATCTCAATTAGATAATGAATTACAAGCGTTAACTGTTAAAGAACAACAAGCTGGAGAGACTCAAAAAGAAACAGTTAAAAAAGCTCAAAAGGATTATAATACAAAACAAATTACTGAAAAACAGTATAATGATATTGTAACTGCTGCTCAATCTAAATATGATGCTGAAGTAGCGGCTATTAATTTACAAAGAGAAAAAATCCAACAGGATAAAAATGCTATACAAAATAATCCTTATACTAAAATAAAACAAAATCAAAAATTATTTAAAAATAAATTAAAAGAAAGAAGAAAAAAAACCCAAAATGAAGAGACAAAATCTAATAGAGATTTATCTAAACAAGTAGCAACAAATGCTGCTAAAACTTTAGCACCAATAATTGCTTTACAACTTGTAAAACAGTTTTTTAATATAATTAATCAACGAAAAAAATTAGAAAATTTAGTAGATCAAGTCAATTTATATATTGATACACAAGTAAAAGATGAACAAACCGTTGTTATTGCTACTAATTTAAGAAATAATGCTATTACGTTAATTGATAACAGTGCTAAAAAATTAGAAAATTTAAAAAATACTTTAGATAGTCTGGTAAGAACATTATCTATTATAACAGCTATTATTGCTGTAATTCAAATAGTACTTAGTTTACCGTTTCCTTTTTTAATTCCTGTTAAAATACAATTACAACCTAGATTACAAAAATTATTAATACTAATAGCGGCTTTAAATACTATTTTAGCTATAGCTAGTACTTTATTAGGAAATGAGGTTAATGCAATTCTTGAATTAAAAGAAAGATTAAAAGAAATTAGTTTAAAATTAGATGGCAAATCTTTAGATAACTTAACAGCACTATCTAACTTCTTTTTACCAACAGGGTTAGATTACCCACCATATAAAAATTTTACATTTAAAATTAAAGAAGAACAAGATTTAAGATTTGTTGTTAAGGGAAATAAACGCCGCTATGCTGTAGCAATTAATCGTGATGGGTTAGAACAAATTAAAAGTGAATATTCTTTTACACAAGACCCTAATGATTTAATAGAACAATTAAAACTAGTTATTGATCAACAAAACTTACAAGGATAAAATATTTATAATTATGAACGCAAAATTATTTAAAAATTTAATTAAAGAAGCGGTTCGCGAAGCAGTTCGTGAAGAAATTGGTGTTTTATTATTAGAACAAAAGAAACAAGAGTTAACCGAAGGTAAAACTATTAGTTTCACTAGCAATGATATACCAGTAGGGGCTGATGCTAAATCAGCTTTGCGTAGCAAAATGGGAGCTATGTTTGGATATGATGTGCCTCAATCTCAACCACAATTAAAGGTTGATCCTAAAGCAGATAATCCATTTATGGCTTTTATTGAAGATGCAGCGGCTAATATGACTGCTCAGGACTTATCAGGATTAAGAAACTTAGGATAATATGCCAATACCTCGAGTAACAAGAGTAAATCCTTTAGATTTGCAAAAAAATATTGCAATTGGGGTTGCTTTACCTTTTAATGCTCCTGGTGTATTTAAAAGTACTTATACTACTAAGGATCAAATTAAATCTAATTTAGTTAATTTATTATTAACAGATATTGGAGAACGTGTAATGAATCCTGGTTTTGGTACTACTTTAAGACGATTTATGTTTTCTGGAATAACAGAAACAAATATAGAAGAATTAAAAATAAGTATAGTTAACAGCATAGCTATTTATATTCCTGAAATAACAATAAGAGAAATATCAATAGTACCTAATGCAGATTATAATCTAATCAGCTTATATATAGACTATGTATTAAATATTTCTAATACACCTGATCAAGTAACAGTACAATTTCAGTAATAATGACTAATGGAGATAAAAACATATCGTATTTAAATAAAGATTTTACAAGTTTTAAAGCTGCTTTACAACAGTATGCTAAAACTTATTTTCCAACAACCTACAATGACTTTACCGAAGCAACCCCAGGTAATTTATTTATTGAAATGGCTTCGTATGTTGGAGATGTTACATCATTTTATTTAGATACTCAAGTGCAAGAAAATTTCTTGTTATATGCTAAAGAAAAAGAAAATTTATATGCACAAGCATACGTAATGGGTTATCGCCCTAAAGCATCATATGCATCAAATACTATTGTAGATATATTTCAATTAATACCTGTTACATCAAGTAATGGTGTTACATCTCCAGATTTTAATACTTATGGATTAATAATTCCTGCTAATACTTATTTAACTTCTACTTCTACTGGAATTAGATTTTTAACAACTGAACAAGTTGATTTTACTGAAACAGGAAGTGCTGAGATTACTTTTTTTGATAATAATAATTTCTTATTTAAAAAATCAGTACCTGCTATTTCTGCCGAAATAAAAACAACAACTATTACTCCACCACAAAATCAAAAATTTGGAACAGTTAACATTACTGATACCAATATTTTACAAATATTATCAGCAACGGGAAGTGGAGGAGCAAATGATATTTGGTATGAAGTACCTTATTTAGCTCAATCTTCTATTTTTCAAAAAGTAGCTAACCCAAATTTTTCTACTGATCAGGTACCTTATTTATTACAAATTCAAAGAGTACCTCAACGTTTTGTATCTAGATTTTTATCCGATAATACTTTACAACTTGAATTTGGAGCAGGATTATCAGCTACGTACACTGATAGTCAAATAATTCCTACAGCTAATTCAATAACAGCAGGTCAAGTACCTGGTATTTCAGATTTAACTAATAATTATAATGAAGCTTCTATATTCTATACTAAAGAATATGGATTAGTTCCTGTTGGTAGCCTAAATGTAAAATACTTAGTTGGAGGTGGAATTACATCTAATATTCCTGCTAATGATTTAACTATTATTGATACTTCAGGGGCCTACTTTAAAAATGGTTCTCCTGCAAATCCAGCTTTAACAGCTTCTGTTTTAGAAAGTATAGAATCATCTAATCCAATTCCATCTTCAGGTGGTAGAAATGGAGATACAACGGACGAAATTCGTCAAAATACTTTATATTCATATTCAACTCAATTAAGAGCTGTAACTAAAGATGATTATATTATAAGAGCGTTATCAATGCCTTCTGATTATGGTGTTATATCAAAAGCTTATATATCTCAAGACATTAATAGAAACCCTCAACAAACAGTAGCTGCAATAACTGAAAATAATCCTTTAGCTTTAGATTTGTATATTTTATCTTATAATAATAATAAACAATTAACACAAGCTCCTATATCATTAAAAAATAACTTAGTAACTTATATGAACCAATATAGAATGGTTACTGATGCTATTAATATTAGAGATGCTTATTATATTAATATTGGTGTTAATTTTGATATAACAATATTAAATGGTTATTCAAATAAAGAAGTATTAACTAATTGTGTTACCATTTTACAAAATTATTTTAATATAGATAAATGGCAAATTAACCAACCAATATCACTTTCTAGTATTATGGGTATTTTGTTATGTGATGTTAAAGGACTTCAATCTGTTGTAAAATTAGAAGTTGTTAACAAACAAGATCCAACAGGATTGATATACTCCCAATATGGATATGATATAGCAGGAGCTACTAAAAATGGTTATATTTACCCTTCAATGGATCCTGCAATATTTGAAGTTAGATACCCTAATACAGACATTCAAGGTAGAGTAGTAGTTCAATAATATTTATAATAAACCATAAAGTATGAATTTAGAAAAACTAAAAGGTCACATTCCTGATACCGTTATTACTCAAATTCCAGATGTTATGAAAACATTTGGTATTGATACCCCTGTTGAATTAGCACACTTTTTATCTCAGTGTGGTCATGAATCTGCTGGTTTTAAAGTTGTAAACGAAAATTTAAATTATAGTGCTAAAGGCTTATTGGGTATATTTAAAAAATACTTTCCTACTCCAGCTTTAGCTGAAGCATATCAACGCAAACCTGAAAAAATTGCTAATAAAGTTTATGCATCTCGTATGGGTAATGGTGATGAAGCATCAGGTGAAGGTTTTAAATTCCGTGGACGTGGCTTTATTCAATTAACAGGTAAAAGCAACTACACTGCTTTTGGTAAAGCAATAGGTGTTGACATTGCTGCTAGTCCTGATTTAGTTGCTACTAAATATCCATTATTATCCGCTGCTTGGTTTTTTTCTAAAAACTGTTTATCTAAATGTAAAGATGCTTCTGACGCATCTGTATTAGCAGTTACTAAATGTGTTAACGGTGGTACAATCGGTTTAGCCGATCGCCAAAAACACTTTAAAGAGTATTACCATCTATTGGCGTAAAACAATTTAGTAGCTACTATATTTATACGTAGTAATTACTAAATATGGCTATCTATAAAATATTCCCAGAAAAGAGTGCAACTCTTTATTCATTTTATCCTGCTTTAAATACGGGGTTAGACGAAATACTAGAACTTAGTACGTATGAATCAATCGACGGAACTAACGAAGTATCACGTCCTTTAATTAAATTCCAAACGAGTGAAATAAAGGATATTATTCAAAATAAAGTAGGTACTAGCTCTTTTGATGCTTATCTTAGAGTATATTTAGCTGATGCTTCTCAAATTCCATTAAATTATACATTGTTTTGCCATCCTATAGCAGCTAGCTGGAATCAAGGTACAGGGCGATTAGGAGATTCACCTGCAATTACAGACGGGGTGAGTTGGGAATATACAAATCAATCAGGAAGTAATCTATGGATACAAGGTAGTTTTCCTCCTCTTGTAACTGGATCATATGGTAACACATCCGGTGGTGGTACATGGTATAGTAGTTCTATTTACCAAGCTACTCAATCTTTTGATTTTATATCTGAAAAAGATATAGAAATGCAAGTTACTAATACTGTTAAAGCATGGTATAGTAGTTCTATAGGGTTAACAGGTATAACAAATAACGGTTTTATTTTAAAACATTCCTCATCAATAGAATTTACAACAGCTTCTAAATTTGAAACAAAATACTTTTCAGATACTACTCATACTATATATCCACCTGCCTTAGAAATTAGATGGAACGATTCAGTATTCAATCCAGGTAGTTTAACTGTGGTTACTTCTAGCTATTTTAACCTTGTTATAAATAATAACAAAGCAGAATATCAACAAGATTCAGTACAACGTTTAAGAGTAAAAGTACGTGATCTATATCCATCAGTAGCTTTTAGAACTGTGTTAAGTTTTGCAAACTATAAAGCATTACCTTCTTCTTCATATTGGTCAATAAAAGATTTGGATACTGAAGAAATTGTCGTAGATTATGATACAAACTATACTAAAATTAGCTGTGACATAAGTGGTAGTTATTTTGATGTATATATGAATGGATTAGAACCTGAGCGTTATTATAAATTTCTTATTAAGTCCGTATTGGCTGATGGGGAAGTTGTAGTAACAGATCAAAATTATATTTTTAAAGTTGTAAGATAATGTCTCAAATACCAATACAGAAAACTGTATTTAATAAAGATGCTTTTTCAAAAGTAATAAACACTCAGTTTAATCAATTATTAGATCAAGCTGGTGGAGAAGAATTATCTTTTTCTGTTGATGATTTTTTTGAGTTATATGATCAATTATTTTATCAAATCCCAACTGAGGGAGAAACAAACTCACATAGATTTATTTTACAACGTGAAGCAGATTATTTAGGTGTATCAATCAGTCAAGAAGATATTCAAGCATTATTGGATGAAATTACATCTTTAAGACAGCAAGTACTTGATGCCCAAACAACTATAAATGAACTAACCAGAGCAACTAGCAATTTATAATGGCAGATAATATTAAAATAGTAGGTGAGATTTTAAATACACAAGAAGTTCCTCGCTATAACAGTGATGATCTAAGGTTATTATCTCCGTTCCTAATTAAAGAAGATTTTGGTCAACAAAATGATTATATTGAATATTATATATATGATATAAGTGGTAATTTATTAGATTTAAACTATAATTATAGAAGCTTTAAATTACCTACTACTTCATATATAGATCCTGTTAATGGGGCTTTACCAATAATTGAAATTGACCCTGTAAAAGATCTTCAAAATTTAGGTTATTCTTCAGGTGAGTTTAGAGTTCAGTATAGCTTTTTTAACAATACTATTTCTAATGCCGATCAACAAGGGTTATTTTTAAAAGAAATATCCGCAGATAGAACAGAAATAAGAGTAGGATCTACAACACTAACTAATTCTCAAATTGAAGACGGAGCGTTATCTATTTTAAACTCATACTCAAGCTCAGTTTATTTTGTTGATTATATTATTAATTTTGGAAATAACATCCAAGCTATCGCTGTAAATACAGCTTTAAATAAACTTGAAAGTGGATATGAAATACTATTTAAACTGTATGAGCCCCTATCAGATATTATTTCTGATAAATCTACGTTATGGATAGTAAAAGAAAAGGTTAATCCATATGTTTTTGAAATTAATTTAGATAAACTAATTGTTCCACCCCCACCTCCAAAATTAAGAGGTCCTAATTTTAATATTAGTATTCCTAATAAAAATGACGTAGCTACTTCTTATCAAAACTATAATAGTTTAGTTAGTAGTATTAATAGTTTATCTACATCTTCTTATCAACAATTTTTAAGCTTAATTACTTCTCAAAGCATTGACATAAATACAGATTATACTAATTTTAATAATTTTGTTTTTTTCAGTTCAGCTAAAAAACGAGTAGTAAATTTTTATAATAAAGTAAAACAAATAGAAGATTATAATAATAGTATTACTAAATATACAATATCTTCTTCCATTTATCCTAGTATGCTTAGCGATTTAAATAAAGCTACTGCTAGTATAAATAATATAATTGGTGGTTTTGATGGATTTGAGTATTATTTGTATTTTGAAAGTGGATCTAATTTAACTTCATCTGCAGAATATGATATTACTCCTTATCCAAAAACAGGATCTTTATTACCTTACCCATTACTAGCTACAGGTTCTACTAAAGTACAACAATGGTATGCTTGGGCTACAGGAAGCAGTGAAATTTATGATGATGATAATCAAAATAAATTAACATTTACTGTTCCTTCTTTTATTAAAGAAGATGGAGATAATGAACCATATCTTAATTTCTTAGATATGGTAGGTCATTATTTTGATAATATTTGGGTATTTTTACAAGCAATAACAGATATTAATTTAGCAAACAATAATTTAGAAAAGGGTGTATCTAAAGATTTAGTATATTATGTTTTAGAATCTTTAGGAACTAAATTATATAATCAATATGGTGATTCAAATAATTTAAACTTTTTAATAGGTAGTAATAGTGGAAGTGCTAACTTTGATAATAATTTTACATATACCGGTTCTTATTTAAACACAATTCCTCGTAAGGATTTACTTGCAGAATCATATAAACGCATTTATCATAATTTACCTTTATTATTAAAAACTAGAGGTACAACATATGGTTTACAAACATTAATATCAACTTTTGGTGTTACTGGTAGTACATTACAAGTTAAAGAATATGGTGGTGATTTAAAATCAAATACTCTAGATGAATTTAATAATGATAAAATTAGAGTTGTAACAGGAAGTATAGTTGGTAGATCTATAGATATTTACACTACAGCTAGTGTTTTATCCCCATATGTTAAATTACAATCTCAACCAACTAATCCATCTAGTTTTAGGACTAATGATTTACAATATGTAGATATTTCATTTTCCCCACAAGATAAAATAGACATTTATACCTCTGCTTCAATAGTAGCCGCTAATCCAACATGGAGTATTGATGATTTTATCGGTGATCCTAGATACCAATATAGTAGTTCATATGAAACTTTAGAAATACAAAGACAACTATATTTATCTCCTCTTAGTTCATCACAATTACCATACACAGCATCCTCTGCTAGTGGATCATTAGCAGCAACTGATTATAATAGCTTTATTCGTTTAATTCAATTTTTTGATAATTCATTGTTCAAAATGCTGCAGGATTTTGTTCCTGCAAGAACAAGTTTATCAACAGGTGTTACTATTAGTTCACCAATTCTTGAAAGAAATAAATGGGTTTATGCTAATCCTAATTCAACATCTAAAATGGATGTTCCAAGTGGCAGTATAGCAGGACCAACAATAGGAACTGAATATACAGACATTTATAGTGGATTAGGTGGTAGTAAAGCAGGATATTATACTGGTGTTATAACAGGTAGTTTAATTAATACTTACAACTATTTTATAACCGGTACATTTAATCCATATCTTTTACCGTCTGCAAGTTTAACAGCAGGTGATATATATGCCTTTAAGCATACTAATTTTGATGTAATGTTAAATAATGTTTCTAGTAGTTTAATTTCTAGAAACAGACAATTAGCTGAACCTATATTTGGTACTCAGGGTTTTATATTATCGCCTATTGAATTACAAGATTCATATGAAACTTTAAGAACCCATCAATTATCACGATATGAAGGTGTTAAACTTTCAAGTGCTTTATATAATACTTATACACAAGGAGATAATTCATATGGTAAAACAGCTGTAATTGATATAAATACTCTTAAATTAGGTTTATTTACAGAAGTAGTAGCTAGTAAGTTTTTACCAAACCGTAATAATGTTGTATTAAAATATTTAGTTGATAAAGAAGGTAATTTTACAGAACTAAACCTTAGAAACTCCCACTGGCCTGAAGTGCAAAACACATTTATATCAGGCGATACAGGAAGTGTTTCTCAATTTAATAACCAACTTTATTCAAATCAAAAATCAACAGATGGTGAAAAATTAGTGTATGATAGTGGTTATACTTATGCTCC